GCTTCAATCGTAGAAGGTGAAACACTTTGTAATTTTGGTTCTTTAATGGAAGATACAGAATTTAAAAATTTATTAAAAGCTGTAATAAATTTACCATTAGAGGAAGCAACATCACAATTAATAAACAAAGCTAACGAAATAAGTTAATCAACTGAAAGGAAACAAACAAATGAAAGTAGAAAACATAGAAAGCAACAATGGAAACAAAATAGCAAATCAATTTGTTATTACTGATAATGACAATGGAAACAAAAAAGAATATTTCCAAAGTTATAACTCAATGATTGTAAAAAAAATATATGATCATTTAGGTTGTGATGTAGTCGAAACATTTTTAGATAAAAAATATTGGAACTACTCAAACACAACCGGCAAATATAGAAATATATTTTTAGGTGAAACTATAAAAGACACTAAAAAGAAAATTAAATCCGGTGAGTATATCCTAACAGACTTAAATAAATAGAAAGGAAAATATGAAAATAGATAATAATATGCCAGATGAATTTTTTGATTGGTTAAGTGAGTGTCCGGTTCAATGGTTTTTAGGTCAATGGGATAAAGACAGTATGAATTATACTTTTAATGTACCAGATGAAGAAAACACAGAAAGCGAGGAATAAAATAATATATGATTGAATTATTTTTAAATTTACCAATAGAGGTTCAAACCTTATTATCGTTTTTATTTGTTATGACAATTTGGTTGATGCTTAAAGGTCCTGAATAAATGATAAATGATTTAATAATAATCAGATTAAAAAATGTTGATGAAAATAAAAAAAACAAACTATTAACATATTTAAAACATAATTCTCTTTCATATATAGAAATAAATAAAAATACTTTTTATGAAAAAGAAAAACAAAAGAAAGGAATAGATGCCAATAGAACACTATAAAGATTTTGAGATTTGTGAAATGTATCACAAAGACCAAAAACCATATTATATTGTATGCAAAGAGTTTAAAGAAGATCCATTTTGGGAGATAGGTGGAATACAATATGATAGTATAAAACAAGCCAAAATAGACATTGATGATGATGTTTATGGCGAACAAATAAAACACTTTCACCCAAAGGCAATAGATGGGTATGGAGATTAGTTATGCAAGATAAAATCCCTAAAAAAGAGTGGGATATAATGGTGAAGTACACAAAAAACTTTGGGTATATGCTGTTGTGCTTGGCTATAATATATTCTGTAATTTTAATGATAAAATAAATAAACACAAGAAAGGAAAATATGAACGAAATAGAGAAACTTCAAAATGAAATTGGAGTATTAGATGAAAAATTAGATTATCTTGTGAGTTATAATAAAATTAGTGAAAGTGGCGAAAAATCTTGGAATTATAAGATTAATAGCAAGAGAAGAAGACTATCTAATTTAATTAAAAAACCACAAACAAAAGGAACACATGACTAAAAAAACAAAAAAAGATAATGATAAAAAATATATGCCAGATGACCGAATATGTATTTTTTATGTAGCTGATAGAATTTATGATTTAGAATACATTAAAGATCATAAAAAATTACAAAAAGAAATTACCGAGTTTAAAGATGAATTACTTCGTAATATTGGTATTGATGTAATGATTAAAAGAGAAGCTAAATATCATAAATGAATGAGTTAAAATTAAAAACTTTGTGCCATTTTATTTTGGCGAGGGGTTTTCTATATCAGCAATTTCTGTTGCGTCTAAGTCCAGCAGATCAGGAGTATCTGACCAAGACACTTGAATTTTCTGATCTGTTTCAATTTTTGTCGGCTTATTATCAGAATAAAGATCAGTTAATTTTCCGGCAAGATAAGTAATAAATTTTGTCTTTTCCCTAATCCATAGTATTTGATTAGGGTTTTCTACCTCCTGATACTGAAATATCTGTAACAATTTATCAATTAGAGTTTGAATACCAATTTTACGAGCCTCAATTATCTTATTATTCAATTCCTTGTTTTTCTTTAAGATGGAGTATAATTTCATCAAGCTGATCTGTGATGGGTTTAGCGTCTTGTCCTTTATTATTTCTGTAAGGGTTTTTCCTTCGATAAGATTGCTTATGATAGTATCTTGATTTTTCAGTAGTTCCAATTCTTGACTTGACTTTTGTATAATAGTATTTTTCAACTTCTTCTCTTGATTTGTTTCTGAATTGGTAGAGTGCTTGGAGTTGGTTAATTCTTGTGTCATCAGTATAGTTCTTTTTATTAAATCCTAATATATTGTTATAGCCATGAAATCTACAGAAAAACATTCCATTCGCAAGTGGAAAACCTTTGGCTTGGCAAGGTCTCTTAGTCCTTCTTGTAAGTCTTTGACAAAAAACTTTTCGTTGCTGAAATCCTGCCATATTTATCCTTATTTTGTGCTACCTTATTCTTATAGAAATAATTAGTTTTTTTGCGGAGATTATCCACTTCCTTTAATATAATATTTTTGGGAACATATCTCTTATTCTTATCCTCTTGTATCTCTAAAGCCTTTTTACAAAAATATGGGTTGTCTTTATCAATTATTGCTTTCTTTAGTTGTTCAGGGGTGTATTTATTCGCTAATCCTTTTATAATATGTTCATTACCGCTACCACTACCTGAAAGACCTTTTATAAAAATGTTAATGTTAGTATTTATGTTAGTATATGTTAGTTCTTCTAATAGTGGTCTAACAGAAACACCCATGTTTCTCTCTGAAACATCTATGTTTCTCTGTGAAACCTCTGGTCTATAACCCACAATATACTTAGGGTTTATAGTATACAATAAAGTTGATTTTAATCTCTTTTTCATTATAATCCCCGCCTTCTCTAAACATAAAGTGGCTCTATATATGGTTGTCCTAGATAAACCGGACATATCAGAAATGGTGGCTTTGCGAGGATAGCAAGTTAGGGTTTTAGAGTTAGCAAATTTTAGTAAACATATAAATACCAAGTAGGCGTGAGATCTGTGGTTTTCCGGAATTGATCTAAAACTTGGGTCATCAAATAGAGCAAACTTTACCCTAATGTGAGGATCATACTTGTGTTGCATATTTACAACACCTCCTGTGTTCTTTTTGCAACGAATATAAATATTCCAACCATTCCTCCTGATTAACTTCATAAATTTCGGTCATAGGCTCACTCACACGCTTAATTCTAAACTTCATGGTGTCATTGGGTAAAGGAGTATAGAATATCAAAAATGCGGGTATCTTTAGGCGATCTCCGACCATTTTTGTAAGGGTTGTAGCTTTGAACTGCTGATTTTTATCAAAACAAGTCTCTTTCACCGCTAAAGGCTCATAACACTTAGGACACACCTCACAAAAATCCAAATCTATTCCTGCTAGACCTTCAAATTGCCTGTGCCAATCATTGTAATCACCATTAGACTTATAATAAGTCCATCTAGCCATTATTTTTTCCTCAAAGATTCTAATTCCTTTTTATGAACTAGATTGTCATATTGATGATCTTCTTTAGCTCTTGCTAAATCTGCTTTCAATTTTTCAATCTCATCTGTTAGTTTTTTATTTTCTCTTTTTAATTTTCTAAATTTATGGCTTAAATCTATCTCCTCAAACATACCGGTATAAGTCATTTTAACACCTCAATCTTTTTAACAACTTGTCTTGGATAGCAAGTTAAATTTCCAACATCCATTCCATCTTCATCTTCAGAATAAGATGTAAATAGCCACAATTTATCCCTAGTCTTTTTATAAATATAACCAACATCTTGACATATAGAAATGTCATGGTCTAATATATTTTCTTCACTTACCCAAGCCTCTTCGCAAGTAACAATATCCCACCAAGTTATCTTAACTTTGTCGTATCTAAATTTCTTCTCTTTGCCAGTATTCTTCATAAAAATCATTGGGTTGAACTTGTTGCTTTGTACCATCAAAAATCTTCTTCATTACTTTTGGATGTGGTATTCGTTCTCCTTTTGCATACCTTTGAATATTGGTAGCAGGATTGATATTTATGATACCAAATTTTTGTGCGGTTTGAGAATAGCTATAGTGATTTTTAGCTATCCATTCCTTTAAGGTCATATTTTTCTCCTTTTGTTGTAGAATAATACCTATTACCATAGCGGTTATTTAAAGCAAGAAAATAATCAAATAATAGTAGACAATATGGTGTAATAGTATATAAAGAATAGAACAACAAAAAGGAAATAAATGAAAAAACAACTAGAAGAAATACTTCAATCCCTATCAGGTGGAGAGGGTTTGAAACATTTTTCTTTCTCTCAGTTATCAAGAAATAGAACTATCGCTATGCACATTGTAGATTATTGGTCTCGTACTGAAAAACAAAGAAGAGCCGATAAGAAAAGGTATAAATTAGGTTATGGAAGTTTGTCCGGCAATGTGGCTCAAAGATTAGTAGGTAAATATATATTTCGTGGTGCTGAGAGGGAGGAAATTAAAGATAGAGATTATGATAGTATATTTAACCATGAATATAAACTTTATACTAAAGAAAGTTTTGATGAAAGAGATAAACAAATCAAAGAACAAATTAAAGATAAATTACATGGCACTACTCAACAAATTTTAAGTGCGGTTAAAAATATTTTTGGTGATGATGAGTTAAGGTGTGAAAGATATGTAGATACGTTGCCTGAAGATTTGGCTTTAGGAGTTACCGGTAGATTAGATTTTGAAAATGATTTATGTTTTGCGGAGTGTAAAACTAAACCACCTACTGCAAAAGATTATAGAGGGGATATAAAATTTTATCCACAAAAATTACCGAGTGAACCTGATCCGGTTAATATAACTCAAGTAGCTTTTTATAAAATTGCAAGTGGTAAAACTCCATTTTTATTTTACGCAAATGAAAAGGATTTTATTATTTTTGATGATACCCACCCTGCTTTATTTGATGACCATTTAGAATATTGTTATCAAGAAATGTTAAACAAGGCAAAAACAATTCAGAAATTACTTATACTAAGTAATGGCGATCCAAAAATCGCAGCACAATATGTAGAAAAACCTGATCTTAATCATTGGATGATGAAAGATTTGAGTGCAGATCAACTAAAAACAATCAAACAACTATGGGGATAAAAATGAAAGAAAGAATAAAAAAAGTAATAGACAAATGTAAAAAAGAAGGAACTTACATTACTGAGCATGGAACAACTACTGTAAAAGCCACAAGTAAACTTAAATTTTTTACTGAAGAATTTGCAGGAGAGTTAGGTATCTATACAGATATTATGACTTATGATGATTGTTATATTGGTAAAGCAAAAATTATAAGTCCTGAAGGTACATTGGCTACCGGTCATGCAAAAGTATTTAGGAATAACAAACCTAAAGCAATGGAACTAGCAGAATCCTTTGCTATATCAAGAGCTTTATCTGTCTTTGGTATTTTGGATGAAAGCATCACTTCAAAAGAAGAATTAGATGATCTTAACATACCAAATACAAAGGTGGACCAAAGTGCTGAAGTAATTAAATATCCTAAAAAAAAGGTAACTTCAG